AGAACTACAAACCAAGTAGGTCGTAGGCAGAGTGGTAATTCTAAACTGTAGAAATGCCCTGCTCTTGTTGGTATACAGGAATCCAACCTCCCCCATTAATTTTTTTGTCGAAGGGTAAAGTACCTAGTGAGATTGTCAGGTTTCCCTTATAAGTAGTAATAGAATTAGGGTTAACAAGATGCACTAAACCTTCTTTGTTATTCACTTCAAAAATGGAGAGAGATTTATGCACAACCTAGTATCATATAATCAATTAGCAGGTTCTTACGAGGAAGAACACGACACACGGCTAACAGAATACTACGAGTGTTTAATCGAATGTGACGACCAACAACAGATCTGTAAAAGAATTTGCAGAGAGGTTCTTATGTAACACATATTCGGGAAGACTTAGAAAGGGGGCAGAGATGCTCCCTTTTTTATGTGCTAAATAGCTCTATCACAATGGAATTATATTATGGATTATAATCCTTATTCTCCTGAGTGGCATCGAAAAAGGTATCTAAAGGAAGCACTTTTTAAATACCTTGACGACTACGTTGAGAACGATATCATTATAAATGATATCAAAGATATCCTTCACAGTAGATCTGATGAAGCGTACAAAGAGTATACTAAACTCAATCAACTATCCGCCAAACTCAGTAAAGAATAACAAATGCTTTCAACCCAATACCGACTCCGACTGGAGTCTATCTGTAAACAGATCGTAGATGGTGAAAATGTCAAACTAGAAGACATGATTTGGGCACAAAAACTAGCAAAAAGAAATACCACTGCTGCCACTTGGATGCGACAAGCACGACAGAAAGCAGCAAATCCTGACATGAAAAATGGAGGGACGGACGATTTTCTGAATAAGATGGGGTTAGGAGAACCCGACCCATCGGATTATAGAAGCGGGTTCAATAGTGCAGATGACATTGGTGAATGGTTTAACAGAGAGAAACCTGACGACTGGAGACAACGAGACTAATGGCAAACTGGTTCCAAGACCAACTGACAAATAGAAACTTTCTTTCCCCTATAGGATATCTTTTCCTATTAGATAAGGCAAAGAAGGTGTCTTTTTTATGTCAACAAGCAGAGATTCCATCAATAAATTTAGGTGATGTTCTTATTCCTACTGCAGGTTTAGTTCCTTTACCTAGAGAAGGAAACATACGCTATGGTGATTTGACCGTTGAGTTTATCGTAGATGAAGATCTAAGAAACTACATGGAAATCCACAACTGGATGCGTGCTTTAGGAACTCCACAATATTATGATGAGCGTGTTGCATGGGAAACCAAGTATCAAGACGCACCATCACAAGACGTACGTTTCTCTGACGCTACTCTTCAAGTATTAAACAACAATAACTTAGCAAACTTTGATGTAGTCTTCAAAGATTTATTTCCTACAGAACTATCAACACTATCATTTGATGTTTCACAAGGTGATAATTCATTCATGACTGCACAGGCAACTTTTAAATATACTCTATACGAAATCAGAAACGTAAATACGAGAACTAGACGATGAAGAAGTTCAATCTATTCAAGTTTGAGCATACATGGGGTGGTAAAGATAACTGGTATACTAAATCTACTAGGTGGGCGAAGAAGCAACCCTTTCCTTTAAACCATTTAATTACAGGTTTTATCGAATGGTTGCATATTCAGTGGAATGATGGTAAAATAATTATGGCTATGGACGACGTTGATCGTCAGGTAGATAAAAT